TAACCATCTTCTTACTCAATCTCTTACCACTAAAGGCAAGCCTCACAGTTATAGGCTTAACTCCAACCACCTCACTAAAATCTGCAAAACTCATATCCGCAGCCTTCAGTACTTCCCTACCTCTATCTGTATCCATTTGTCACCTTATGTAGTCTTTGGCTTGACAAATCAAGTTCTTTTTGAAAAAAACTAAAATTTTATGCCAAAGAGATACCAGCGAAGAGCAGGATTACCAAAGGATGTCCGCAAGTTTTGTACAGATATGACAAAAAATAATATTATAAATTCAGCAGCCAAGATTGCAGCCAAACAATCAACCGCAAAAAAAGAGACAGAACTTCTTATGCATTCAGATCCAGAGATACGTAAGTCAATTGGTTTGTTCCTACGCTACCGACTAGACATGACAGAACAGGAGTTCCTCAACAAAGTAAACCATAAGCTCGCAGATATGGTGGCAGACTCACTAAACACACTACACAACAAACTAGACGAAATACCCCCTCAAAACCTAGCTTATGCAGTCGCTGTTCTCATGGATAAATTCCTCACAGTCTCAGGAAGACCATCCAATATTACAGCATCCGCAAATGTAACTCTAGGCTCATCCGATATGTCACCTGATCAAGTACGCTCCATCCTGAAAGGTGCAACCAAAGAAGTAAAAAAACAACCCACAAAAGCATCAGAAGATAAAGTCGTAGATATTACACCAAATGACTCCACTAAATAAACAAATTATCGCCCTACGCAAAAAAGGTCTCCCCTTCTCAAAAATTGCAAAACAACTTAAATGCTCAATATCAACTGTCTCCTATGCTCTCCGTAAAAAAACAAGGATCAAATCCAAACAAAAACAAGACAAACTACCCAAGCATAAAAAAACAATTACCAATAAAATCTATTCCTTCAAAAATACACCCACACCAAAACAAAACAAAAAACTCTGGTATATCAACAAAACTCCAAGGCAAATAAGTAAAGCAATATCAACTAAAGCCTCAACCTTTCAAAGATCTATGACCTTCAACTATAAAGATGTATATCGCAAGTATGGTGACCACTTCCCATGCGCACTCACAGGCAGACCATTAAACTTTAAAGATCCAGATACATACGAGTATGACCATATCCTACCAACATCTCGTGGTGGCGAAAATACACTCGATAATATGCAAATCGTCTGCCCAGAAGTAAACAGAGCAAAACAAAATCTTACCGATCAAGAGTTCATAGACCTATGCAAAGAAGTTGTTATCCATGCAGGACATAAAATTTATAAACCTCTAGACCTGTAACCTTGCACCACCCAAAGGGTATTGTGGCGGGGTTTATGATATGTCCCTGGTTATTTTCATCGCCCGTCTGGTAACCACATAAAAGCCAGACTCCTTTCATAAAAGCCACTCAAAAAAACTACATATCAATACCATACTGTGTGGGGGGTATGAGGGGGACTTAGAAGCATCAAACAAATGGGCTTGCACCCCATCATAACCATGCGCAAACGAAGCCCCATCAAGGGGGGCATATTGCGAAAAAAGTTATGCGGGGGGTGATAATAATATAGAAAGAACGCAGGCGTGCAGGCGCGCCCCCGCCCCCCCATGTGCGTGCAAGCGTGCGTCTATTTATAGCGATATTTTGGCGTTTTTATAACTTATAGTAATAACGAACCAAGCATGAATACTAGCATTCAGCTTGGTTGCGTGGAAAATATGCAATTGCTTGGATCAAATCAATACATGCGAGCTTGGCATGTCGTAATTCAAAACTAGCATTGCTATCATGATTTGCTTTACATGTGTAAAGCTAAAAAGTCATTACAGGGCAAGAATGCTTTCCCACATGCTTTCCCACATGCTTTCATAACGTACTGACATACTGACGTAATGACGTCATATGCTTCTAACGCAACATAATATCTCGCATTCAAGTAAACATGTTTTCCATGCGTTCAAGTTTGCAAGATAGCATGAAAGTTTTTTTGCACATTGCATGGCCTCGTTTTACGAGGGCACGCTTGCATGGTGCATGAATACAAGGATTCAAGGTAAACTACAAACAACGTCAAAATATTACTTTTGTTCTTGCAAATACAAATATTGTGTTTTATTGTCTTTTATATCAAGCACGTTGCTTGGTTTTATTAACTACAAAAATTACTACACATGATTGCAATACAGACAAAATATCTTGGTGCTACAAACTACAAACCTTCACGCATTAAAGCTTTCACCTCTAATGGACATTCTTGCACCATTCCTTATGATTATGGATTGAGTAACGAAAAGTTACACTTTGAAGCAGTTAAGGCACTAGTTGCAAAGTGTAAACTAGATTGGAATATCTCAACAATGAATTATGGAGGCGTTAAAGGAGGTTATGTTTTTACCTTTCCTTGCGCTAAAGTAACTACAAACAACGTCAAATAGTTACTATGCATTACGAACTTACAATTATATTACTTGCACCATACGCCATCATGGGCGCTTGGATTGCAATTCAAACACTTAAAGCAAAAAGGAGAAATTAATTATGGAATCTTTAATAAGATCACAAGAAAGAGAAATGAAAGATTTGTATGATGAAATATTCATACATGGGACAAGTTACAAATCACTTTTAAATGATGGTTTCACAATTGAAGAAATAAATTACGTCTTAGTTAAGGGCGGTCTTAAACCAATTACAATTAGAGCAAAAAGGAGAAACTAGCATGAAAGATCCTAAGTTAAAAGACTTCACATATGCATATTATCTCAAGGTTACGACAATTTCTAAAGGTTGCGATATTCCAGCAGGCGTTAAACTTGTCTTGCAAGGTACTTGGTATCGCATAACGCATGACGGGCTAATTCGTACTTTTTGCGGGGAAACTTATGATAAAGGATGGTAGCATGAAACCAACAGAGTTACAGATTCTTATCTGCGAAAAAATGGAGATAAATGCAAAAATCGATCATTGGAAATATCAAAAGCGAAAAGCAGATAAATATATAAAAAAGTATGAAGCGGAAACAAAGAAACTAGAGAAAAAAATAGCAAAGGAGAAACTAGCATGAATACTACACTTAAAAACGAATTTAAACTTACCAATGATGGCGATAATTGGGGCAATGTAATGGCATGGTTGTTTGCCATAAGTGATTACATTACATTTGAAACAGACAAATGCATTCCAGACACATGGCAATTTAAACCAAGCGTGTGTGGTGCAAATGAAGATTGCTATGTGTTTCAATCATTACGCCATTTTGCATTTGAGAAATACGTGACAAGCGAGGAAATCTTGCAATTTGGCAACATACTTATTCGTGTTCGTGATATTCTGGAAAGCAAAGGAGAAAGTTATTAATGAAACACGCAAAACAACTCTTTCCAATCGCCTTGGATCGCTTGATTGAGATAGGCGAGAAAGGCATGAAACAAAGGGAGCAAAGGGAGCGTGCAAAGCGTGTTGCATTGCCCCGTGAAACGGGGGCATGCATGCATGCTACACGCAAAGAGAAACAACTTAAACTTAAACTAACAACCACACTATAAAAATGGATATACATAAAATCTTAGATGAGCGTGAGGCATATCATAACAATAATGATAAGCGCCAAAAAATTGAATCTATTCAAACCTTGGCAGATATAAAACCTAGCGTTTTGGAAGCATATAGACATGAGTGTCTGCGGAGAGAGATCAGACATATAAGGCGCTTAATTGATCATGCTGAATCTGTGCAAAGAATAAAAGAAACAAAAGTGGGGGAATTCACATGGAAGTAATCAAGAAACAAACACACACACAAGGGCCATGGGCAATTGAAGATTGCACGCCAGGAGAAAGCACGGGGTTGCGCTTTACGATTAACTCTAAAGACAACGTTATTGCACGCACTACTGACGGGTGGAAAGAAGCACAAGCAAACGCACGCTTAATTGCAGCAGCGCCGGAGATGTTAGAAATGTGCAAACTTCTTAAAGAGTGCATGGAAACAATAGATGGCAAGGATGGATATGATGCAAGTTATGAGCTTGCAAAGGTGCGTGCTGTTCTTGCGAAAGTGGAAGGAGAAACAGCATGAAAATAACAAAAGAACGAGCAAAAGAATTGCGTTGGCTTGGTGCTGTTTGGCCTAACCAAGAACGTTGCAAGAATATCAAACCAGAAAGCAAGGAGGAAAGAAAGCGAGTAAAAGAAATATGGGACAAGAATCCTTCCGGCTTTTCTTCTTATTACTCCACACTTTGCGATATTGAGCAAGGGAGGGTTGAGGGATGACTTGGAGAAAGAACAAGCATATGAGGATCAAAGACTTTGAAGTCTTTGCATTCAAAAAAATAAAAGGTCAGCGTGCTTGCATGAAAGTACTTGATGTACAAGCACGCACGCCAGATGAAGCGGGTAAAACCGGGGCATCCTTTAGCAAGATGATGAGCTATGAATATTCACATGTGAGGGAGGTAACATGAGCAAACTTAACGAAGATAGAATATTAGAGCTTTGTATCCTGGTTGGTATGAAAACAAATGATGAGGATCTCATCAAAAAAGGATACACCAGCGAAGAAATAGAGGAAGCAAAGGAAAGATGTTACAATGCAGAGAGACTTCTTTGGCAGCATAAACTTGAAAATCCAATAAGAGAATGAGCAAACAAGACAACAACATGAGACTAATACAACCAAGCGAGAAAGCTATAACTGAAAAGCAGAAAAACGAAGCCATTGATTTAATCAAAGAATTAAAAAACTTTGCACTTATGGATGATATGATTGAAGATTGGAAAAAGGAAGATGATATGGATGGCCCGTTAAGTTGGGCGCTCTGTCTTAGGCAAAGAATAAAAGACTTCTTAAATGAGATTGAAACATGAGCAAACAAGACAACTCACTACTCCCAAAGCTCGCCTTGGGCATGACTATATTCATAGCGATGAAGTTTGTGCCGAAAGTGCTTGCATGGTGGCAGAAGAAATTTAACAAGAAACAAGGAGAAATATTATGAGTGAAGAACAAGATTTATACAATTGGTGCTGCTTGCAGACATTACTTTACAAAGCTGGATTGCTCGATGAAAACCAAAAAGCAAAACTTGAAGAATTAGATCCAAACTTTTTTGATCATTACATGGATGAAATTAAAAGTAATCTTGAAAATATAAAGTTAGTTGTAGGAGAAACTTGATGAGCATTGACTTTATATCCGCAGAAGATGGCAAGATTGTACTCCACGCAAATAAGAAGATCGTAAAGCGATCCAACAAGCCTGAAGAACTTGCAAAGAGTATTGCCAAGTATGGCACAAAGGATTGCATAGTCTCAAGTTCTGTTGAGTTTTCAAGTGAGTATGGATTTGCTGATGATAATGCAATGGAGATTGTTGACCTTGCTATCAAGAAAGCTAAAGAAATTTAATCTTTACCCTATACCCCTCTAAAAATCGTTTTGATACCCACATAGGTATGTTACCCTTCTTTTTTAATTAAAACGCTTTCTAGGCTCTCTACGGGCTTCTAATGGCATACAATGTAACCTGATGTAGTCCTAAAATGGTTTCTTATCATGCAATCTTGTATCCACACGGGTCGAGAATCGACCAATGGGTTTGTTAAAGGTTAGCTTGCACGCTTTTACCTCTCCATTTCTATTCTTGGCAACGTTGAGAATGATATCATCATTGATGGGATCTACTTCAGTTTCTCGGTGCATGAGAATCACGCAATCTGCATCTTGCTCTATTGAACCTGACTCTCGGAGATCCGAGAGCATGGGGTTTCTGTTTTGAGCTTCTAATGCACGGTTAAGTTGAGAAAGAGCGATGACCGGTATATCGTATTCCATTGCGATTGCTTTTAGCTGACGAGAAATCTGGCTTATCTCCTGCACTCTGCTATCCACGCCAGGCACGCTAAGTAATTGCAAGTAGTCGATTACGACTAGACCAAGCTCACCTTCAATCCTTTGCTTGGCAATGAATGACTCAACACTTTGCATAGTGTCTTGATTATCATCCTTGAATGTTATAGGCCAACCTTGCATTGCTTGCACTTGAGCCTCAAGCTTTTGCTTATGTCCAGCATTGAGAAACCCCTTGCCTGTAGGTTTGCGTACACCACTAACATTGGAAAGCAATCTTCCAGAACACTCACTTGCAGTCATCTCTAAGCTTGCATAACTTGCACGCAAACCACGCTTTGCACACTCGTAGGTCATCTGAATAGCAAGAGCTGACTTACCTACTCCTGGACGTGCTGCAAGAACGTACAAACTACCCTTCTTGAAACCACCTCCAAGAATAGGATCTAGTTTTTCCAATCCTGTGGGGATTGCTTGCGTACCACCTGCATCCACTTCCAAATATTCAGCATAAGCTTGCTTGCTTGCTGCGCCACAACTTACCACGCCCTTACGTTGAGAAAGCGATTTGGCAATTGTGTTAACGAATCTTTGAGAAATCTCCTCTGCTGGTTTACTTGCTTTCAAATCATCTTGCGCTTGCCATAAGGCACGCTCAACGGATCTCGTATTGCGATGATCAATTAAATGATCAATGTACCGGGTAATACTTCCTCCACCATACTTCTCGCTCAAAAAGATTACTTCTTCTTTCAACTCTGGATGTTCAATGATAACATCAATCTCATTAGCAGGTGATAATCGTAGGCATGTCTCGAAGATCGTGGAACGATCCACGCTACTAAAGTCATCCTTGGTGAGAGACTCACCTGCTTGAGCAGTTGCAACTCCACTTTCATCATGGAGTAGAGAAGAAAGAACTGCTTGCTCTGCTAGCTCGTAATCAATCAAAACGTAATCCCCTTGTTGTTTGGCTTGAAGTTATTCTGCGAAGATTTGGAAACTTTTCCTTGAGCCATGTCTTGCATGCATTGCGAAAACAGGCATCCCAATCGAGGTATCTCTTACCACCTGCCTTTGCCCAATCTGTGAAAGCTTCCAACGCACCATCGTGGTCGATGCCAGCATCTTCTGCTATGGATCGAGATGGTGAAAAATCTGCTGGTAATAATCGTTTTCCACGAGTCTTTGTTTTGACCTCAGAAATGTCAGGGGTACTACATATATTATTATTAAGGTATTTCGTAAGAAATACCCGTGCGTGCGCGAGGCGAGGTGGAATACTGACCCAAATTAGGTCAGTCAAAACTTGTCCCTTAGTTGCGCCTGACAGTTCACAGTAGGCATCTAACAGTTGTTGTGTTTCGTTGTTTATTTTGACTCGTAAATCTTGTTTTTCGGTACTCATTTTTATGCGCCTGCAATTGTAATTATCCAT